GACATAGAAGCAGGAAACTCAAAAGTCTGATTGCCAACTGTTATTTCTTGTATGTCTGCCATAAATTACTGCCTTATTACTTCAAATTTTTCAGTTTCAGGATTATATGTTTTTCTTATTATTACATTTTGATTTTTTGGTCTATTGTTATTGCCTGTAATATTAAAAAATTTAGGATTTTTAGTAAAATCTTCTATCATAGAATTATTAGGATTCATGCTTTGAAAATCCATAAATTGATTATTTAAATTATAAAATTCTGCTTCTAAAGCAGGTAATGCTGATTTACCAGTAGAAAGTAATCCTTCTAAATTAAGTTTTGTTGACACATCTTCTATACGAGATTGTGATGGATCACGAAATCCTTTTGCTGTTGCTACTGCTGTAATGGCTGTTTCGATACTTCTTATTAATCTGTTTACTTCTTGTAAATTTGGATCATCTAAATCTATTCCTGTTGCGCCACCATATATAGATTTAAAAGTTTCCCCTACTACTGGTATACCTGACATTCCTTGAGCTTGTCTATTTAAAGCTCCTATTTTTCCTATATATGACGGATTTTCTTTAATAATGCTATGCAGTCGTGAAACATCTTCTAAGGCTTTTCTTGATGTAGTTTCTAAAATAGACATTTGCTCTAATTTTGGTCCATACAAATAAGAAATATCGTTTCTAGGAACTAACCACTCTTTTTTACCTTCATTTTCTTTATTAATTAGTGGTTCTTCTGCATTAATGTTTTCATCACCAGAAATTAATGTAGCTTTTCCACTCACATTATCAACTTTATAAACTAATCCATTCTCTACTTTTATACTAATTTGCTTGTCTGCTAATTTTATAGCTTCTGGTTTTGTTAAGTTATATTCTTCCATATAACTAGAAATTTTAATTTCTCTTGCAGATTTCTTTAATACATCTTTTTTAGCGTCAAATTTTTGTACTACTTCATTATTTTGGTTAATAACATACAGCATATTTTTGTTAAGTTCTGGGTCAAATACTTCTTGATAGTTGAACTTAGAATCAGCATCAAATAATTTTTCTCCTAGTGTCCCTTCTTTAGCGTTCCATATAAAAGTACCCTCTGGTGTTTTAATAGTTTGTTTGTCTTTTTCTTCTGGAGGTCGTAATTGTGTTACTTTACTTCCTACCATTGATAATATTTCACCTCTTTCTCCTATACGGATTGTTTCTTTTTCAATTTCATCTTGCCATAAAATCTCTCCTGTTAATTTATTTTTGGCTACTGTTTTTGTTATTCCACCTTCTGTTTCATAGGTTTGTATGTCTACTTCTACATCTTTTGGTATTGTTAATACAGTTTTAAATGTTCCGTCTGTGTTAAGCTGATTTGTGTCTACTACTATATTCCCATACTTTTGAATATTTGGTGGGTTTATTCCTTCTCTTATAGTTAAATATCCGCCTTCTACATTATTTTCATCTATTGCTATAACTTCTTTAGTAACTGAATCGGTTATAATTTTCATTTTTTTCTTAGCTGGTGCTGTTCTAGTTATATCGTCCCAATTATAATAATTAGCAGTTTGTATGGGCTCATCAGGGCGTTTGACTTTTACTGTACCATCAGGAAATACAACTGTTTGCCCTTCAAATTCTTTTCCTTGGTTGTCATAAAAAATATCTACCTCCCCTACTTGTGGTTTTGGTCTGGCAGCTTCTACTTGCTGTTTGTATAAGTTGTAATCCATAGCGTCAAAACCTGCTTCTGTAGCCATTTGGTTTTCATTAAATATTCTTTTTTCTGGTAAAGCTCCCCCGAAATTTCTTTGTACAAAATTAGGTTGTGCCCCATCTGAACCTCGTAAGACTGTCCCTAGTTGTTGAGATGCTTCCAAGTCTTTACCATAAGACCTATCTTCGACTGGAGCTAAATTAGTTACAATATCTCCTCCTTCTCTCATATAAGTTCCCCCAACAAATTCTTCTGACCCAACAGGTGCTTCTGGAAGTTTATCATAACCTTGTAATAATTTAGACATAGCTTCATTTCTGCGTTCTTCTCTATTTTTTGCTCTTCTATCAGAAGCTCCTGCTAATACACCACTTAGTATTTTAGCTGTCATAGTTCCTACTGGAAATTTACCACCATAGGCTTCTGCTGCTATATCTTGAGCACCAATACTTCCACCCATACGGCGTAAATATTCAGCCATTTGTCTATCATATTCTGTTAAATAAGACTGTTGTCTAACTGGTGCTTTATTTACTGCCATTAGATTCTTTCCATATTTACATCAAGTTTACTATAATCTACCAATAAATGACCAAAGATATTAGATAATACAGCTTTTGGTTTAATTTTCTGTACTTCTTGAGCTATTACACCTCTAAAGCGTTCTGGACTCCATAAATAATTCCATTCATAAATATTAAATCCTGATGGGGATTGTCCTACTTTAACTATGTTTTCTTTTAATGTTTTATCAGATGCTGCCGCAAATCCTCCTGCTATATTACCTAAAGCGTTCATAGTAGCACCATAGCCTTGCATATTTGTTGCGTATCTATTAGCATCTGATGCTCCTTGTGCTTGTGCTCCTGCAAATATTGGTGGAGGTGCAACACTTACTCCTGGAACATTTAATCCAGTTGTAGCTGTACCCATACCAGCAGAACCAATACTTGGTGAACCTGTTAATGTTGCAAGTTCTTCCATTGGTAAACGTCTTTGCAATAAAGTATCTGCTAAACCTTGAGCTCTAGCTTGATTTTGCATTTCTCTTATCATACTTGCTTCTGCTAATTGTGATTGGCGCATAGATTGTGCTTCGCCAGCTAATCCTTGACGCATACGTTGACCTTCTGCAATAGAAGATTGTGCTAATCCTTGTAATTGGTCATTTTGCTGTAAACCTAATTGAGCCATAGAATTGTTATAAGCATCTGAACCTACTGGTAATCCTGAATTAATTAAATCTGTATGTAATGCTGTTCTTTGCATATCCATAGAAGGTTGTAAACGACTTATAGCTCTATTGTAATATGCATCTTCACTTCTTTGTGCATAATTAGATAAATCATCTGTACTTGCTAAAGGAGTAAAACCTGTTCTATCTACTGCACCTTGAAAAGTAGGTAAACTTCCTAAATTTAATTCTCCAGAAGGTAATTCTCCTAATCTTTGTCCTGCTACATCTAAATATTGTTCTCCTATGTTTGCTTGTTTAACTCTTTGCCTTTCGTATTCAGGCGTTAAACTGTAATTCATAGCAAATCTATCATCACCTAAATCTGTAACAAGAGTTTGATCATAAGGACTAAAAACATCAGGTCTATTCATACGACCTTCTAATCGTGCTGTTTCTACATTAGCTGCACCTTGTGCTGTTGCTGCTCCTGCATAATCTGGAGCTGGTGGTGGTTTAGGTGGACTAAATAAATTAGTTATAAAACTCATGCTATTTCCTTCCGCAATAATACTGCTTTTTTGTTATATCCGTTTAAAACTTTTTCCCAACCTTTGCGTCCTAAAATATCAATATATTTATAATTACGCTTTTTTGCATATTTTTCAATTTTTTTCGTAATTTCTTTTATAGTAACTAAATTACCTCCACCTACTCCTATACGCAATACTTGTCCATGATGTGCTGTTATTATTGCACTATTATCTTTTGCAAACAGTTGGTATTCTCCACTTTCTATCATTTTTTCTAATTGTTCTCTTGTTACTTCATGTGTTGATTCTATAGCTGGCTCTAATACTTTCCATATTTTATCTGTAATAAACATTATAAACCACGCCCTCTTTCAAAATATACATCTGTAGCATGCCATTTAATAGATTGGGCAGTTGTACTTGTTCGTATTCTAATGGCTGCGTTCCAACCAATATCGGCAACACTTCTCCATACTTTTTGTGTTTGTACTGTACCACCCCATGTAGCAGTATCCCATGTTGCTGTGTCCCATTCTGAACCTGTAGTAGTAGCAGAACTAGGAGTATATACACTTGTGCCATCATTAAAGTCTACATCAAAACCAATACTAACTGGTAAATCAGCATTACTACCCATAACTGGTCTAATTAACGTAAATCTTTTTGGAGAACCTCTGCCACCATAATATATAAAGGCTGTTTTAGCATCTCCTTGTATTGCTGCATTATTATCACTATCGCCATCATCTGCTTTAAATACTTTAGTGTTTTCACCAAAATATAGCTCTCCGTTTAATAATTCCCAACAATACGCATTTTGCCCTGTAAATCTACCCCATGCACCTGTACTTACATTTACAACATATTGGTCAAAATCCCCAACTGTAGATGTAGGAACATTAAATAAACCATATTGTCCTTTAGGATATATAATAGCTTGCCAACCAAAAGTTCCTGCAAAACTATTAACAGATTGCGATATACTACCACTTATTTTATCAGATATAGCTTTTGCTGGAGCGTTTTCTCCAGTAACTAATGTTTGTGATAAAGGCATAAAACCTTGTTCTGATATAAGAATAAGGTCAGAATTAATATTAATAAAACATCTTTTTCCTATTGGTCTAGGTAATTTAAATGTACCAACTAAACTCCATTTTGTAGCATCTGATGGGTCTGAACCAGAATATATTGCTGCTTCTCCATGATTAGTTATAAACACAATATAATCATCAGGACCAGAACCACCATCTCTAGTCCATTGCCCTATAGATTGTATAAAACCACCCATGTTAAAAACACTACCTAAATTAAAAGTAGATACAGTACCAGCTACATTATTAATGGGTAAATAGCCAAAACTTAATGAATTATTAATACAGAAAAATAATCTTTCTTTAAATACTGTAACATTATTAATTGTAGAACCAGTAACACCACTTAATGATGGTGTTGCCCATGTACTACCATTGTAATGTCTAGGTGCATCTGCTCCATTTACTATAAATAAAAATCCACCACCAGATATTGTAAAGTTAACATGTTGAAATTGTGCATTACTTAATGATGTAACTTGTGGTGAGCCTACTCCCCCTGCACTTGTAACATCATAAATATTAGCACCACTTGCTGCAAATAATTTATTAGTTGCACCAGAAGAATACGCCATCAATGATTGTACTGTACTAGGTAAACCTGTTGCATGGCTTGTATAACCATTTCTTAGCGACACATCTGTACTTCCTGGAAAAAAGTTATCTAAACGTATTGCGTCAGATTGTTCCATCATATCAGGTGCATCTCTAGTATTTAGACCACCAATAGGTGCTGGAACTGTTGTACTTTCGCCTGTTGGTTGAAATGCCATTTACCCTCTATTCCTTAAATATTGTGCTAATCTTGCCATTTCTTCTTCTTCTTCTGTATTAGCATTTAATTGCATTCTTGGTTTACCGCCAACCATACCTACTTCTCTTTTTCTTGGAACTCCTGCAATGTCCATTGACATTTTTGCTGGCATATTCATAGTATATTCAGAAGGCACAAAAGGTTTTGGGTCTGGTTCATTTGTTCTATCTACAGGATTAGGCGGAGTTTCATTAGGATTATCAGGATTATTTAATATATCAGACATATCAGGAGGAGGTGCATCTCTTAAAACTCTACCTAATAAATGTCCTTCAGGATCATATCTTTTATTTAATAAACTTTGAGCTATATCACTAAAACTACCTGATTCTGGTGTTGCTCCAAATAATTTATTAAATTGGTCATCTAAAAAAGCCATTAATAATTCCTTTTAGGCTTTGGTTTAGGTTTTGGTTTAGGTTTTGGTTTATAATTATACCTCATAGTGTAAAGTTCCCTTCTGGCTCATTAACTGGTAAAAATAATCTTGTATTACCAGACATTCTAAGAATAGACTTAGCACCATCTTTAGCTTGTTTTTCAAATATTTTTAATTGATATTCTT